GCCAAGATATCGGGGTGTATGCTGCGCGATGGCGGATTTGACGGTGTCAATAGTTGACCGAAAAAGATTCGTAATTGGTGTTGGAGTCGATGGAGATAATCTGCGCTGTTTCCATCTTCGCGTGTCGGTGTCATATAATACCCACTGTTGACCCAAATGGAAGAGGATTGCTCCATACCAGTTTCGTTCGATTAGCCACCTACGCGCAGATAGTCTTCCCTTAAGAGACTGAAGGAGCGCCATATCATTGTTATTGGCATCTTTAGGCTCACTCACCGATATTACTCATCTTTTCGAGCGCATCCTCAATCACATCACCGACCTCATCGGGGGACGGTGTTAGAAATACTTCAACTTGGCGAATATCTTCTTTGAATGGATCATCGTCCATTAAGGGAGATCCCATTCGTGGAGGTACTCGTCCGGCGGTAATCTGAACTAATTCGTGAAAGTCCGCCTTCGTCCGATCTAATTCTAACTCGGCTCGATCACACCTACCTTGTATAGACGATAATTGGGCTTGTAATCCCGCAATTTCAATACGTGACTTTTCTAACTCAGTTCTACGCAATCTGGACGTAGCAATAAACTTATTACGTTCATCTTTAATGAAACTTAACTCTTCTTTAAGTCTACCAATTTCCTCGCGTAAAGATGACTTAGTTATCCACATTAGTAATTCTCGGCGTCATCATAGCCTGTATTCCACGAGGTGGGGATGATATCAATCCACTCCTCATCATCAAGACCTAATGTAACGACAGACTCATCACCTTTTCGCTTCAATAACTTGGACCGTTCGCTTAACCAATGCCGGCGCGAATGTTCGTCAATATCTGCGCCAATTTCATATGCCTCTCTTAATTCCCTTATATCTACCGCCACCACATTCGTAGGAATATGTGATAACGCATATCCCGCTGCGTCAACCGAATGATACTTCTGCTTACCTACAATCTTAAGGCTCTTCGTTGATCCGGTATAGTCAATTACGGACTGCCCACGAATTCGATACTCCGGACCTTGGCGTAAGAGATTTAAACAATCTCTTGCGATCACTAATCCTCTTTTGTGGGCTTCAAGGAATAACATAACTCGCGCCCATTCATCTCCATCCGATGGCGCTACCGGCAATCCCGCTGCTATGTACAACTGTGCAACGCTAATGTTACCCAGCTTCTTACTGGCAATACCTGTAGACCATGCCGATCTATCCATAACCCTGGCACGAGGAATGTAAGGTCCAGTAAGTTCGAGGATGGCATCTGAGTGGACTTCAGCTTCTCTTCCTTCGGCCCAATATTCCCGATACACGAATGGCGCATTTGGTAAGACACCTTTATATGCCTCTTTATCGGGATTAACAGCTATCCAAACTCCGCATGTTACGCCGGTTGATCGTGCGGGATCAACTCCAAAGAATCTCGGCCAATGTCCAGGAGGCTCGAACGGATCAATTACTCTAAAGTCGGGAATTAGTCGTGTCGATCCCGCCGACATTGTGGCAAATACGTAACGCGCTTGAACTTCGGGAGGAAGCGAGAGTAATTGTGCCCTTGCACCAACGTCTAAATGAGGATTATCGAGGGACGACCCTCGAATTAACTTTCGGGTTGCATGGGCCGTTGGACGGCCATGGGGAGGTTCAAATGTGAGAAATCGTCTACGTAACCAATTATCTCCTTCGTCGTTAGCAATCAAAATAACATGTCGTTCTTCCGGGGGTACTGACGATAACCGACATCTTAATAGGAGAATCTGGTATGTGGCGTATTCAATTTCTTCTGCTTGATCGATTCCAATAAATGAATACTCCAGATTCTTAATCTTATCAAGCTTACCGGGCTCAAGATTTGCAAAGGTGATTTCACTACCATTGACCAATCTTGCAAAGTTCGTACCTTCCTTGAAATCCCATCTGGCGGGCTTGACGAATAAGTCACGTAAGCCTTTATTTTCGCACATTTCGAAGAATTGGCGCTTGGTCGAGTCAATTAATTCACGATATGTAAGCCGTGAAATGAGGATATTTGCGCCCGGCCATTTAGCGGCATGCCGAAGAGCGGCTACGCATAGTGCGTAAGTTTTGCCCGCGCCCATTCCCGTAACGGCGGCAACCTCATACTCGCCAGCTAATACAATATCAGCTTGTAACTTATTATAACTCTTTCCAAGTAAATGTGAAAGAGACAACTTCTCCGTCATCTTCACGAATTAGACTCCGATGCGTAATCCTGAGCTATTCTTCACCTTTGGCTGGTTGCGAAGTAACGGACTCCAATTTGCGCCGGGAGGAGGAGTGTATGGAGGAATTGAAGGTGATTGCCCGACGGAAGATAAATTCGGGAAGTCGTATGAAGGCATCTTAGGTTTGGGTTTTAACATCCCAATTCCCATCGCCCCCGCCGCCGGTAAGGCACCTTTTAACAATCCCTTACCAGCCGACTTCGCCACGTCCCAAATTTCATCTCCGAAACCACTTCCCCCAACCATGCTTCCTAATCCGCCAATCGCCTCTCCACCCACTGATCCGATAGACGAAGATGCTGTTGGCCCGACCGCACCAAACATATCCATTCCCGGACCGCCTGCAGCACCACTACTTAAAAATGAATTCCATAAGTCTAATTCCGGCGTAATCGTATTCGCTATAGAACTAGCCGCTTCGCCTAATCCGTAATCAACGCCAGCCTCAATTCCCTGCCCGCCCCAATCGCCAATACCACTCAGAATTTCACTAAGCCAATCCCACATTACTTCCTACCTCTTACCTTACCGCCCGGTCTAATCCCCATTCCACCAGCCCGTTTCTTTGCGGGAATCACCCGTTCGCCCTCTTCGAGCATCGCCATTACATTTCGTCTACCGTCCCGATCTTCATCCCCACCAGGTCTCATTCCCATCATGGGCATTCCTCCACCCATACGTACAATACCACCTCTGTGCCACGCCCCGCCGGGATCTCCTGGTGCGCCGCCAGGACCACTCTCACCGCCAGACGATGCGTCGCCACCTCCTGAGCTGCCACCCCCACCGCCACCACCCTCTGAGGTCATCCCAATACCCATATCAACCATTCCCATATCCACATCAGATTGTGGGCCCGTTACCCCTTCGCTGGGCGCACCACTTAATCCCAAACCACTAAGTCCAATCCCAATACCCAAGCCCGTAGGATCGTCTACTGCGGGTTGCCCACTTGTCATTCCGATACCTTCGTCAATAAGTCCCATCGGATCTTCAACGTCCGGATTATCTAAATCGCCAATCTGACGTCCCATCGCTTCATTAATCTGACTGCGTAAATTCTGACTTCCAGCCTGCGCGCCTGTCCGCCCAGCCAATGTAGTAATTGAAAATGGATTTGCAAACGGCGCAGGCGTAGGAACCGCGCCGAACAATGCGCCTAATATATTTAAGGCTGTAAGGTCCTGATTATTCGATTCAATTCCCGCTAACATCCCTCCGATATCATTCGGATCTACCTGATTTCCACCAAGTCCAACGGGACCTGGCCCACCTGGCGATGGCGCACCAATATCTCCACCAATCCCCGTACTCCCTTCACCCGTTGATGGACCTCTCGAATCGAATGGAGGAATTAGGTAATCTTGATCTAGAAGACCAGGAGGTCCCGGTGGAGTAACTGGGGGTTCACCTATGTCAAATCCCCCTGTACCTGGAGGTCGATAGACGGGGCCAATATCGTACTCTTCTCCGTAGAATTGAGATCCGGGACGATTGGTATATCGGGGCATTCAGGTTCCTTCCCTAATTCATCTAGATCATCTTTGAACTCAGGTAACGTACCGCTTGCTTCCATGCCACTGCCCGCTTGGGCTAAAGCATCAATCTTAAGTCCGATTTCGACCATCGCCTTGACTGCCGCAATGCGATCTGCATCTTTATCAGATTTCTTGATAATCTTGGCTAATTCGTCCAAGCCGTCCAAAACACCCCGGCGCACTCGCCTTTTTATGGCCTTTGTGAGTGTATCCGCTGCTTGAGCGGCTTGGGCTATTAATATCTGGATCTTATCGTCCCAGCCATCTATTTTACGCCATCTTGAAATTGTAGCTTCGTGTACACCTAATTCCTGAGCTACGGATCTTACGCTACGTACTTTACCATCTTTACCGGCATTTAAGAATATCTCAAAGGCTTTTTCCCGTTCATTTGGCCGGGGCGTTACATCAACGTGAGTTCCCTTTTTTGGCCCGCCCTTTTTCCGTCCAATCTTATCTAAAATTGGCTCGTCCATTCCCATCTCCGGGATATCTCCATTTAATTACTTACCGCCCTTTACGGTAGGTAAATCAGACTTTGTAAGTCCGAAATTGGTATTAAGGTCTGATTTAACTGGCGGGGATAAAAGGCGGTTAAATTCCTCTAGCCTACTTTGTTGAATGATATCGCGTACTTCGCCAATAACTTCACGCCTTCTTTTTAATTTATTAGCCTTGATTAGATGGTGTGGATATTTACGTGGCATTTATCTCCATTCAAACAATAGTATACATCCATGAAGTAATTACATACAAGAAATCTTTACAACTCGGCCAATAAAACTGAAATGATAAGAACTGCTACAAATAGCCCAAATATCATAATTGCCTCCTTTTTGATAAAACACCGTAATTTAAATTGTAACTCCGTGATCTGATAGCCGTTAAGTGATTTTAGACTATGTTCATGGACTTACTACTGAAGCGTAAGCGTAAGTAGCCATATCGTAGCCAGACTACGTAATTACATCTTATGGCCATCTAGACTATGGTGCCTGCCGGCGTCATATAGATTATACATCGACGAGCACTTTACTTCCAAGAAATCTTTCAATTGACAATTATTGTCATATTTCGGACAGATTATGGGACCAAAACTGGTGGAAGCTATGGGCGTCGTCGTCACAGACTCCTCCGCATCTCCAATCCCAATTGTACGGGCCGCTAAGGGGCCTACAAGCGGCGATCTCGTGGCCCTCTTAACCATCTTGCGGGGGCGATTTTGCCGACAAATTCATATGTCCTATAACTCCGTAATTTAATTACCAAATATGGTACCGGATCTGGAGTCCCAGAAAATGGGTCTCAATGTCACATGGACCCCCCGGTGCAACGCCACTCCAGCCAACCTGGGGATCAGGGGGTTGGTGAGGGGAATGGAATGCAAGTTACGTACCACTCATTGGCACGTTCGTTGCATCCCGCGAATTAGAGTGTCATCCTGTCAATGGTGACACATCGCGCCATTGGCCCGTGGGCAATCCTACAATTTATGGAGATAGGTCAAATGTCCCACCGGTAGGATACATACTGTTCGATGGGCACACTTTATGCAACTGTCTCATTTATACCACGTCAGGGTAAACCCTTACTTTTATTGGTTAAACGACCTTGCCCCCGCGCTTGAATGGGCATACCCGACCATTGTCGCCATATCGAACGGGCCGCTGAGGGCAATCTGGACAATGCCATTTTGGCACACATTCGAGACTACCGTAATGTCCCGATTGGACAAAATGTCCCTATGACCATATGGGCAAAATGTCTGTTGCACACTATTTATACAGGTCTAACTCATTGATATGGTTGGCTATTCAATGTTGGAAATATTGGCATAGCGTGTGCAATCTGATAATGGCATGAAAACGCATCGGACCTGCCAGCTTTGTCACGAATACGACGGTCAATGCCGTTACTTGGCCGCGATAGCCACGTGGTTATGCTGGCCGTGCTTTCGATACTATCGAAGCAAAACAAAATGACAACCCACGAAGAGTATATCAACGCCGTCCGTCAGATAGCTTGCAATCGGCTGTCTGATACTGACGCACGTCAGCGTATCCTTGACGCGAAATTGGTCTACGGCGTTGGCTCGCATCCTGGTGCGCGTGGCGTCTGTTACCATAATGGCTGGTCAGATAAGCCATTCTTAGAAATTTGCGCCACTGGAGAAGAATCGAACGTGCAGCTAGCTGGGACTACCGTTCACGAATGCGCCCATGTCATGGCGGGATATAGCGCCGGGCATGGCCCGGAATGGAAGTCTTGCGCCCTGGCGCTCGGCTTGGTAAATCCCCTTGCGGCCGGCCAATTGTATGAGCCGGCGGAATTTGATCCTGACGTATGGAATGCTATCTCCGCCCTCGAAATGCCCTCCGATGGTAAGCCCACACTGTCAACGTCTGGCAATGGTATTGTACCGCGTCCTGTAGCTCCTAAGCCATGTCCTATGGGGCGTGGTACTCGTGGGGGTATCTCCCGCGGGCCGGGAAGCGGGTCAAGGTTGCGGCTGTGGGAGTGTGCGTGTCCCGTGAAGGTGCGTGTGGCGTCGGACCAATTTCGGGCGCATTGTGACATTTGTCAAACACCGTTTTTGTATAGGGGTAAATAGGATGCTACGCTACCGTCACATTGGCGGGATACGGTTTCTACGCGTATGGCGTTTTCGAGTGGCATGGTGTATGGCGCGAAAAGTGACAGTAACGACAGTAACACACGCAACCGAAATTTAACGGAGGATAAAATGGATTCGCGTCGTGACGAATGGGACGCAATGTTTGAATGGGCTAAAGATCGCTGTAGCCATTGTCAAGTGGCCGTCAGCGATTTTATCACGGAACGTCGTCGGCTAACAATTGTCAACGACACTCCCGTACCAGTTGCAACAATCTGTCATTGTTCGCGCTGTAATGCTATTCGCCACAGCTAATGGAGGATAAGATGGACACTATCGAAAGGGCGAAAGAATTGGTTCATGTCGAGAAGATGCTCGTCAAGGCCAAGGCGAAGGTAGCGCGCCTTGAGGAGATAAAAGCCGGGATCATGTTGGCTCTGACCGACAAGGAAATGCCTTCGTAACGTGCGACAATTAACCTTACTAACAATCATCCTAGCGTTCTTCAATGGACTATGGGATGGTATAAGGGGAATAAGATGAAATTTCGAGTCGTGACAGCAAATAGTGTCTACAAGGTGGAAATTCGTGGGAATATGTTCGGGGTATCGCGGCTAGCGTCAATGTGGGGGAAACCTGTAACGGTAGATCATAGGCACTTCTCTACTGAGCTATTTCTGAAGTTTGGCGCGCCAATGATAACCGACGAAATGATAACGTCTGACGTTGTCGCCATTCTCCCATACTGACATGAAAATCATCGTCACATTCGAAGGGGACAGAGTGGCCGACATAGTATTCGAAAGTGACGACCTTGCCGCACTTCGCGCCATCGCGCAGCTATACCTACAAGACTTGGACACTCTACACGTATCACCACTAAATCCCGATGATTTTTCCGGATTGCCCAACAGATGAAATTCGCCAAGTGTCATCCCTTAGTGCGTTTATACGCTAAGGGGTTGTGCTCGAAATGCTACCACGCGCAATGGCAGAAATTGAATTACCCTGCCAAGCCATTAGCGCCCCCGGATTGTCAAACCTTATGGTATCGGGTTCTAGGGATGATGCAGTCGAGAGTTAGGTGTGGTGAGCCAATTGAGAGTGTGTTAGCTGATTATGGGCTAACATATTCGCCACTAAAGTGCAAGTTTCTTCCTCTAAAAAATGGGAGCCATACCAGTGAATAAGGTCTTAACGCCCCTGTCTATCGCCTTACAAGCGCAAATTCCAGTCGTTGTCATAGGCGGTCCGGGAGTAGGAAAGACTTCAGCGTTAAACGCCATGGCCTTGAACCTGGACTATCCCATTGAAACGGTCATTGCGTCACTACGTGAGCCATCCGACTTCGCGGGTTTGCCGGTTGTAAGTAACGGTCAAGTGAGTCTTGCGGCGCCATCGTGGGCTAAGAGACTAAGTGAAAGCAATCATCCATCTATTCTTTTCCTTGACGAAATTTCTACCGCCCCACCAGCAACACAAGCAGCATTGTTACGAGTTATTCTTGATAGAGTTGTCGGAGATATGCCATTAGGGGAGCATGTGTCAATCGTCGCTGCGATGAATCCCCCGGAGGTAAGTGCTGGGGGATGGGAATTGTCGCCGCCATTGGCAAATAGATTCTGCCATCTTCAGTGGTCCGTGCAATCTGACGACTGGATAGCGGGGATGCTACAGGGGTTTCCACAGTTGACGTTTCCACGACTGCCCGATACGTGGCTTAGTGGACTTCCCGAAAGTAGGGCGCATGTCGCGGCATTCATTCAACATAAGCCACACGCGCTATATCAATGTCCCAAGACTGACACTGAACAAGGTAAGCCTTGGCCCTCGCCTAGATCATGGTATATGGTAGCCGTGCTACAATGCGCGTGTCGAAGTGTTGGCGTAGAGCAGGATGTGAGCATTCCACTGATAGCCGGATGTATTGGGGAAGGTATGGCGTTAGAGTATGTGAATTGGCTTTCAAGTCTGGACTTGCCTGACCCTGAGATGCTACTCAAAAACCCTGACAGTTTCGTAGTCCCGGAACGTGGGGATGTAGCATATACTGTTCTAGTAAGTGTGGCAGTGGCAGCCTGTCAGAATCTTACCAAGGCGCGCAATTTGGCCGCATGGCAGATTTTCGGCAAGTGTGCAAGTGAGGGAAAGAAAGATATAGCGGCCGCAAGTGTGAAAATGTTGGCTATCGAAGCTAGCAAAAAGGGTTTTATGGCTGACGCAGATGTAAGGAAAGCAATGGTAACTAACCTTGCGCCGTTTAAGGAATTGCTTGGCGCGGCAGGATTGCTACTGGGAGTTACGAAATGAATATACAGATTACCGGTAGTGAAGCCGAGGAGATTCTAATTGGTTTGGCGCACCGGTCTCGTCAAAATGGGGTCCGCAATAGCCAACACAGTGACGAAATTCGTGAATTGGGTAACAGACTGGCAACCATATTTTCCATAGAATATGGTTGGGCGCCAGGAATGTGGAAAAGCCTACTTTCAATTCCACTAACTGTAGTGGTTAAGGTGAAGAAATGAGTCCGAAATATGAAAACGTAAATGGCTCATGGCAAAAAGTCCAATACGACTATGAGACAAAGTATCTTGGCATAGTTGCGCGAAACGGGAAGTATTGTCGGCCAAGGGGATATAACGAATATCGTAAATATGAAGTAGTAAAAGTTACGGGTAATATGATACCGAACCCTACAATTGATCCATATGAGTTAAAGCATTATCCCACCATTCCAGAAAAGTTATATCTTACCGAACAAGAGATAATTGATACGGTATTCACTACTAAAAACTCCTGGACTTCGGTACGTCACGAACAAGCTAGGTGTATGTTAAATACCGGATACGGCGGCCCGGTATCTAGTGGCGAAGTTAGGGTATTGAAACGGACATTTCAAGAGTTAGGACTAGCGGATAACTTCAGAAACGGCCATCTTCTCAAGAAAGTTAGAATTCCCGTGCATGGTTGGCGTAGAGGTTATACGTCTGAAAGACTACAAGCATGTTATCTTTTCAAGTCGCCGTTACCCAAAATACCATGGCAAAAATTCGTCGCATTAGCCAGATTGTATAAGACTGACGAAGGCGGATTAAATCAAGCCATTAAGGCAATGCTAAATAATCCGAATGTAAAGGATGATTTAGATAGTCTTGATACGCTTGAAATACTGTCGGAATTGAAATGAGGCAAAGGATGGCACCGTTAGCGAAACGTATTGTAACTAGTGACGAATTGGCCGTTCTGGTACTAGCCGCACCCGAAATTTGGCGTAGTGTTTGGCAGATACGGTACGAGTTTGTTCCTGGAACAATTTACTATAGTCCTGACAGTGACGTCTACCATTTTGGCAAATATGGTTGGGAAGTACTGAGGATTATCGAATGAATAACTTCGCTAATTTGCCCGAATCCTTCCAAGCCGGTAGACTACGTCTATCACAGGATCACCCTTACTTATCGTCAGTGTTATATAGGCTATTCCCAGTTGCTAAACCGGGCTTAGGTACAATGGCAGTTGACGAATGGTATAGGTTGTATTTTGACCCTAAGTGTGAATGGACGCCGGCGCAATTTTCAACCGTCCTATATCACGAGGTAGGGCATTTACTTCGCGGACATTGCGATAGGGCAAAGATGTTTCAAGAATTGGATCACAACGCATGGAATATATGTGCCGATGCCGAAATAAATGACGACATTCAAAGGGAAGGAAAAGCTACATGGCCGTTTCCGCCAGTATATCCTAAAGACTTAAATCAGAAAGATGGATTGTTAGCTGAGGAGTATTACGCTAACTTGCCGAACGTAGCCATTACAATCACTTCCCCAGGTCCGGGAAGAGGTAAATGTGGATCATGTTCAGGTAATCCCATTGACGGGGAATTGCCCGGGCCGTCGGGAAAAGACGGCGAAATTCCGGGAGTTACGCCCGTAGAAC